CTAAGGTAGGATTAACTTGTTGCTGCTGGTGTAACCAAAGTACCAGAGCCAATCAGAACACCGGTTATCAGCCATTGAGTAGTGCTGAGAGCCGTTAGTGTGAACCGAGTGCCAACCAAGCCACCATACGTGCCGCCGGTTTGCATTGTGATTGCGACATGTGTGGTTCCGTTAAAGTTAAAGCCAGCAGGCGATGCAGTAGCAACAGTGTAGCTGAGAACATTTCCGATTATGAACTGACTCGCTGGTGTAGCAGTTACGACCTTGATTGATCCACCAGACACACCGACACTTGTGAAGAACTCAAATTGAGCGCCTTCTTTTGGTGTCGGTAGCGTCCATGTCATGCCGTCAGCTTTATCCAACATGCACAATGCGCCTGATTCACCAGGTAACAGAGTGCGAGTTGCACCAACGCCGCTTATGATTTGGCGGTGACTGCCGGTTTGGATAGATCCATCAGCACTACCATAATCTACTCTTTCTAGGGTTGTAGGTATAGCCATTTTAATACTCCTTTTAGTTAGCTGAGCCAATCATACGACAAGCCCATTGTGGTCTTAATGCTGCCATACCGTACAATATGTCAAGTCTCAGCAACAATTCATCGTTACGGATATCTGATCCCATCCATACGCGAACTGATAAGCCATCTTTTACACGGCGTACGCATTTTTGAGCATCATCCATCAAAGGCAAATCAGCAGTGATAAACTGAAACGCTTCTTTGTGATACATCAATGGTTGAATGTAGTTTGTGGATGCAGCACCAACAAACACGATATCAGCGCCATCAGCAGGAGCACCAGAACAGTTTTGGCGTGGATCGGTCGTATCAAAAATGATCGCAGGAGTGAAAGTAATGCTAGTGGTTGTCGCAGAAGTAACAACGAATTGTTTCAAGTGCGGGTATGCAACCTTAGTCTCAGGATGCACATCATAAACGCCTGTTTCGCCCGATCCGGAACCAATCGTAAATACCATACCTGCAACTGGAGCGGCAGAAAATCCATCAACTGTCAGAGTAGTGATGCCGCTGGTCAATGTGCCGTTGTTGATTTCACCAACCACGTCCGAACCGTTTGACATAGTCCAAACTCGCTCATTCTCGTAAAAATCAGCCATACCGGTCCGCTTAACAAAGCCTTCTTTGTACTGATCAGAAAGTGATTTTTGGTCATTAAAGTAAGCAGAAACTCCAGCAACCAATGTACCCATTCCAACTGAATCCATTTGGATATAACGCTGATCTTTAGGTGCTAATTGTTGATTCAGCTTTGCACGAGCCGCACCGATAGCGGTCAAGCTATTAATGGCGGTTCCAGCAGTTCCGGCTATCTTACTTGTCGCTTTGGTGGCATAAGTCAAGAAATCTGCCTCGATGCCTGACACCAGCACTGATACCGCCGGTTCAATGTAGTTTTTGCTTAGATCATCGAAAGCCGCGCCGCTGTTAACTGATTGGATCAGCTCAGCAGAATTGAAACGCATGTCAACACCGTCCTGAGTAGCAACGGTAATTGTTTGTGTCGTTTCGTTCTGATCTTGAACGTCCATCACGCGCGAACCTTGACGGCGTTTGTATTGGTTAGGCTCACGAACGCGCAGGGTGGCGCCTTGCTTGCCTTTTCCGTTATCTTTGAATGACTCGTCATATTGACGGTCAACTGTGCCAATAAAGGCGGTTTTTTCGTGCATGATTCGAAGTGCTTCCTTAGTCACCATGTCGATTACTTTGAATGAATTACTCATCTTTGAAATCTCCAGCGCATCTCTGCGTTAAGTTTAGAAATAGACCAGCGCTTCGCAGCGTTAGGCCCCACGTCTTTGTATTGTTTTCCGTCTCCATGCAGCAAATTCAGAATCGCTCATTTGACTAGGGTCACGAGTAACTTTCGCTCCTTTTGATGTCAAATTTGTTACTGGCTTTGCTGATGTAACTACTTTCGGCTTGCTAGCCTGTTTCGCTAGCATCTGGCTTCCCATGTACGCCATGTTTAGAAGCTTGTACAGTCTAGGATCAACTTTCGAATTCTTAACGTCCGATTCGTTAAACCCTAACTTACTTACTGCAAAAGCTTGTAACTTGGTTTCCAATTCAGGTGACCAGTCTTTTATATCACGCTTCAATACAGTCTCGCTTGCCTCGATGCGCTTAGCAAAATCTTGCTGCTCATTAAGGGACATTTCCTGTTCTTTACGCGTTAATGCCTGTGCCAATTCATTACGCTGTGACTCTAATTGCCTTTGTTGAATCATCAACTTTTGAACCATTACAGGATCGTTTTCGCTAAGTTCCGACCAGTTAACTTGATTGTACTGTTTCAACTGTTCATCGATAGCGACTACCTTGGCGATGTCTGCTATATTATCCTTATGAAACTGAGCCTTTGACTCAAAGCTTTTACGCTGCTCTGCTAGTGCCATTGTCTTTTCGGTGTAATCCTTGCGCATGGATTTCACACCTTCTGCAATGTCTTTCGGCAGCTTAAAGGTCTTGTCGTTAAAGTCTACTTCTTCACTGTCATCGATCTCTTCGTCCTCGCCCTGGCTCTCTTCTTCATCAAGCTGGTCATCGTCGTAGAGTGTATCTTCAGTGGTTTCGTCAAGATTAATATCTTGCTCGGATTCCAATACTTCTGGACTGTCCTCTGCAAATTCGTTTGCATCGCTCATTTTATTTTAATCCTTATAGTTTGTATAAATTTTCTTTAAGTAAATAACCTTCCAGCTTCCATACTTGATTCCTAGCATTATCTTTTGCTATTTTTCTTCCTATTTCTTCATCAAAATTTGTTGGACTTACAGCAGCACTTTCGCCAACAACATTAAATCCGTTTCTAAGTGTCAAGCAACAAACTGTTAATGTAGTTCCAGGGAATACGTGAAAATCTTCAGAAACGATTGCTTCATCAATCATATCAGGAGTTAATCTCGGTGCGTTTAAACCTTTATCTTGAATTTCTTGCTCGATATCATGTTCGCTCATTTTATTGTATAGCTCCTTCTGGTTGTGGTTGTTGCATAGGTTGTTGTTGCTGTTGCATAGGCAGTACATCAGGCGATTGCATCAACTGCATAACAGTTTGCGCAACCATGATTTGTACTTGTTCTGGTGTCATCCCGGCTTGCGTGACTTTCAGCCGGTCAGTTTCCGCGCCATATGCGTCAATTTCTACTTTGCGCATGTCGATTGTTTTATCTTGTTTCAACTGCTGCAATTCATTCTGCAATTGACCCATCATCTGCTGCGACTGTTGCTGCATCTGCTGGAGTTGTTGTTGTAATGCCTGTATTTGTGGGTTCTCACCGGCAACCTGTGGCGGCAGCATCGCTTTGAACCGCTCGGCTATTTCATCAGCTCCAGGCCAGTCAAGATTTTTTGCTATCAAGTCACTGATCAGACCAGCAGCAGCAGGATTAACCCGAGCGAACTCTATCATTTGGTTTGCAGCTTCTTGTCTTTTAGTGCCAAAGCTTGGCCCTGACTCAACAACAACATCATACTTACCAGCAGATAGATCATAAACGTTAGTTAAATCCATGCCAGGTTGTGGCTGCCCGACCTGCGCATTCTCAGACTCTTTCAAATCCTCGCCAAGTATGCGGATGATTCTACCAGGCTGATAAACGTGCGGTATTAGGTCAACAATGATCTTGCCCACATGACGCAATGAGCGTGACAGGTTGTCTATAAAATGGAATGTTCCGGTATCAGACTCACGTTGACGCGCCATGATCGCACGTCCTGAGACCGCGTTATCCTGTTCGCCAATGGACGCGCCAAACATGCCCATGGTTGCTTTGATATCATCGCTGCTATTCATGGCCTCTTGCAATGCACCAGCAGGCACACCAGCGAATGGCTGTCGTTGCGGTGGATTTGCGCCTTTCTTGTATTCTAGTGATGAATAATTCTTGACATTTGCCGTTGCCCACTTTTGCGGATCAATCAATGATCCTTCTTCAGCAATATATGGGGATTTGGATTGCAACGAAACAACTTCTGTGCTAGTCGAGCGCCAGAAATTAAGCATCTTCTGAGGGTCTTTGGAATCACGTATCAGCGACTTGAATACGCGCTTGTTCTCGATAACAACTTCTTCACCGTAGACTGGCACAATCGGTATATATCGGCCTGCCCATTCGTTAGTTTCTAGGACTTCTTTACCAGATATGATGTATTGCGTAACTTTGTGAGTCTTTGTTATTCTGCTATCAACTTTTTGGATTCCGACAGCCTGGTACATTTCAGCTTTTTCTTCATAGACATCTTCGTCAACAATGTCACCATCGGATAACATGCATATTGTCTTTGGCACTTCTTCACGATGCCAGTATTCAGCAATCCACACGCCGTCATCATTAATCCAGTCATATTCCTGAGATTCTTCAATCTCAAAGTCGACCATCTCAGCATCTTTGAAACGATCACGGAATTCGTCTTTTGTTATGCGGTCAACTACGAAGCAGCAGTTCCAATCGCTACCATCAGCGCTTGTTGCGTATGGATCGCCATAAACTGAGAATTGATTATAAACGCGGTCAATAGTCACATCTCTATCAAACGTATCATCATAAGCAAAGTCAACGTTGACGCGAATATAACCAGGATAGCCGCCAGCAACAGCTTGACCTATAGCGGTATCATAAGCAATATCTGCATTGCTTGAGACTTCAATGTTGCGGATTAAGCCGTTGATTACTTCTGCGGTTTGTACATCAGCGTTATCATCAACTGGACGTACACGGATAGATGGTTTGTTTTGACGCGCATCGTTTACAACTTGCCTAATATGCGCAGGAAATTTATTGATTGTTAGAGTAGGACGGCCAGAACGTTTTCTTTCTTCAACGTCTTTTGAATCCCACTGTTCACCAAGCAAGCCGAACTTGATATCTTCGAGCGCCATTTCTCTATTATCGCGCTCATACTCGACAGCATAGAGAAACTTTTCACGAGCATCACTCATGAAATCGTTATCTTCTATGCTCTCGTTTTCTTCGTATTCCAATCGGCGCTCCCAAAGCGTTAGATTGTGTGCATACCCTTATACAGGCATTATATCACAATGTCAACCCATCCATGACATGCCCCCATAATATTCTGCTTCTTCTTTTGCCGGCTTGACGAACAAATCCTCAACAACAACACAAAGCATCCCAAACGCATCAGCTCCATGACTTGCCCAATCGTGGTTAGGTCCTAATCCAATATCACGCAATTCGTCTTTCTTCTCATGATAGCTACCTAATGCATCTAATCCAGGCAGAGTCTTTTCCTCATCAAAGAAACATGATCCTAGCCACCTTCTGGCCGCTTCGATACGCAACATTGCAGCGCCTTTACCTTGGTTAGGTATTACCTCAACATTATATCCTGCAGACTCGAATGCTGATTGATACGACACCGAGTACACTTTATCGTTTGTTTTGCCATCGTGCGGTAACCATATTTGACACTTGCTTGTCTCATATCCTTGAGAGCGCATCCAATTTAAGTGTGAGTCAATCGGTTGGCCGTTTACTTCATAATAGTTAACTAACCTTATTTCTTTACCGATAATCTGCGCCACCCAAAAGACGAATGCATCAGCTTTTGCACCTGTGCCGCCAATGTCAGCAAATAGGTGAAACTTCATTAACGGATCATATGCTACCCTTCCGATACGTTTTTCAGCCCTGGCATCTGCTAAATGTTTGGCAAAGTATGCACCATTAATCGCAGTCACATAATCACCTTCCCATATGTGAGCATAAGAATCGGGCCGGTTAGATTGATCGCGCAATCTTTCCCGAGCCAGTTTATCCGGGAACCAGGGATTATCCCGCCAATTCATCTCTACACATTTAATAAGCGGATCTGCTGCATGTCTGAACCTGGATTCGCACGGGGATGATTTGCGTGACGGGTTCCAGGTTACCCATAATTCTGATCCTTCTTCACGTATTGTCGGGATCAAGATTTGCCAGGCTGAATCAGTCACTGGCTCAGCTTCATCGATCCATGACAACAACACACGCGCTTTTGATTTGATAGAGTTGATGTTTCTTTCAAGACCAGCAAATGAATAATTAATCATGCCGTTCTTTGATCTTATGTACTTTTCGCCAATCTCGTAAAAGTCTAACAAAAAAGGTTCATCCTGGATCGCGGCTTTAACCTCGCCAAGCGATGAATCATCTAATGAATTTTGGAATTGTCTACCACAAAGAATAATACCGGATTCGCCAGCCATTGATTTTTTATAGCCGTGAACTGCTGACATTTTCGCAAAGCTGCGCGTTTTACCCGATCCTCTGCCGCCATGTGAAGCGCGAACATCAGCATCACCAAGAAACAAAGGTATTAATTTTTTAGGAAGTTGAATCGTTGCTTTCAATTTCTGGACTCGATAACACTATCTCTGTGACAGTCTCGATCTTTCCACCATCACGGCCAGACAATTCAGTTTTGTTAACGTAGTAGCCTAATGCTTTGCCGACTAATTCAAATGCTTTAATCGCGGCGCTATGTTCTGCATCGCTCTTAGCATCATCTTTCATGTTAATCATTTCTTTCAAATAATCTTCAAGTCCTAGACCAAGCCTTTCAGCGATGGGAAGCCGCAAAGCCTCTATTCTCATTGCGATATCATTGTCTTGCATCATAACGTGTGCGTTGTTGTTTATTGTCGGGCCACCCATATTTTCACAGTTATAAGCAGCACGATAAGCATCGCTCTGATTTAACCCTGAGACGATGCCTTGACAGAATTTCTCTTGTTTAGATGTTAGCGCCATCTTCTGCCACTTTCTTCACGTTAAGTTCTTCGAGTTTCTTTGTGATCATTTTCATATGCTCTGAATCGATGCAATTAAAATAATACATGCCCTCTTGAATTGCTATGTTTTTTGGTTTCCACTTCCATATTCCCAAATCTTTAACAATAACGAACTGACCGGTTTCGACACCATCGCAGACTGAATACATCTCAGACCGCACCATTTCCCCGCCGATCACTTCGTTTTTAAATGACATATTGACCTCAAAAACAAGTTGTTACGTTATTAATTGTATTACATATTGCAATTCTTCCTTGTGAGTTTATCACAGTAGTATTTTGCTGTCCATACGTTGGACTGTGTTGATTCATATACACCGGAGGATTATAACCGCCGCTATATGGTTGCACTATTGGAGCAATAGGCGCAATAGGAACCTGGCTGTAATTGTACATATATTGAACCTGCGCATTTGCACCAGTACCCCATAACCCAATAAACAAAACAACTGCTAATATTAATTTACTCATGATTTTCTCCATTATTTAAATAACCTCTAACATCATCCTGAATCCAGAACATCATAAAAGCACATACTACCACCATCACAGCAGCAAATAGCATGCCGCACATCACCAAGGTAAACACTAGGCCTATAGTCATGAAGTTACTACCTTCTGAAGCTATGATCAATAGTTTATCTCTACTGACTACGCCAAGTCTATCTAATCTGCTTACTACATCAAAGAATATCCAGCATCCAAACATAACGAACACCAGAAACACATAAAACGACAACATTATCACAGCCGAATTAGTGAACAAATCATTATCATAATATTCACCAGCGAACAATGACAGTATTATTAATCCGACAAATAAGAATCCACCCATGATTAACCCCCCAAATTAAGCATACAATTAGCAATCGCCACAAAAGCCACGATCCACCCTACTATCATAAACACAAGATTCCACTCGCATATATTATCCGCTTGTTTACGCCGTGTACGTTCATTCTCATTTGATGTACGCAGCGAGTAATTAATTGCCTTGAGACTATCATTTTCTTCTTCTGATTGTCTCAAGCTTGCCTGGTTTATTTTGTACAATGTTTCCAGTTCTTTGACAGACGAATTAATATCGAAAAACACGTCGTTATTTTGATTCATAATTCCAACTCCCGATTAGTTTTGACATGCAGCTTGTAAGCCGTTCCTTCTGGCACTTCTTCTGGCATTTGCCAAACATTCTGATACGTGCAATTCAATTCCTTTGCAATCGCCAGAATAACCTTGCTTTTGTCACCATGACAACGCTTCTCCAGGTAATACTTAATTACATCACTCTTTTTCATTTAATCCCCTTATGCCAGCAGCAATTATTGAGTAGCATTTACTAGCTTCATACAAGTTATTTTTGATACGCTCAATCTCAAACCTTGCCTCTTCACGGTCTACACCATAATAATTAAAACAAACGTTTACTTGATCTTTAAGCTCATTCGATATCATATTCATAACCTTCGTCAAGAAAGTAAGTCTTGAAATATTCATAAGCTTCTTCTTTTGTCGAAAACCCTTTAATCCGTGTTTCGTGGTTGTACATCAAGTTAGTACAGATCAATGTATACATATCGCCACCAATACGTAAATTGTAACGTTATAAGACAAAACAACATCCTGTTTATATTCGCCATCAGCCATAAACATAGCCTCCAGGTATTCGTTTAACTCTTTTCTTTCGCCATTAACGTAATATACGTATTCCATCATTCACCCCTTAACCTCGTTAATAATATCCTGCTGGCTGTAAACTATCTCGTGAGTAGCTACCCCATCAACACACTTCATTGATTGCGTCATATCCACGTTTCCGGCCACCAGAGAGACATACTTGTCGTTGTATGTTTCTAAGTTGACCTTCACGCCGTTAATAAAGTAGTTATTCATTACAGATTAAATAAAAACATAATTACTGTAACTGATATTGCGATCGATGCTGCTATCAGTGCTATTTTGATTTTATGTTCTGTGTTTGTCATTTTATTTTCCTCTAATTAACAATAAATGTTTCGCCGCTATATTTTCGTTGATGTCCAGCTATGTATAAATCCACAAAATCTTGATCAGATATACTAATATTTTGTTGCTGTATTTTTGAGTTTATGTCCTCTCTTAGCTCATCATCCATCAAATTAACAGCCGCATCAAAATCAACCAATACATCATTAACAGTAACTTTAGACATTTTAGTGCTCCATTATTTTACGTTGCATTGCGTCGTAAGCATCTTGATTCGCTGCCCTTGCTGCATGTTTAGCTTCCGATGCTGTCATTTCTCTTTCAATTTCTACCAATTCAAAACTAAGTATGTCGCCTTTTCCTGCTTCTTTTGTTGCTTTTATTACTTTATCTTGTATTTGTTTTGATGTTGCAAAAGCCAAGTTATCGTTTAATATTTTTTCTATTTGGCCGTTTGGTCTTTTTACTGTTATTTGTACTTTTCTGTCTGTTGTTTTCATTTTGTTTCCCTCGTTTCGTTAGTTGATGTAGACATCTTAAATCATAGTTTAATAAATAGCAAGCATTATTTAATAAAAAATAACTTATAAGCTTATACGCAAGCTTAAACGCAGCGCGTATGTGTTTTTCCTTTGTAATTACATACATTTAAAAGCTGATAAGCTAATACGCACTCACGTATAATAAAATAGAGAGTTATCCACAGGCAAATAATAGACGAAAAAAAAGAGCACATATGCTCTATTTAAATGTACTTCTCCCTATATCTCTATCTATATAATAAAAAGATAGTCTTATAAGGGGCTGTGGATAACTATATAAAAAGTGTCTTTAGGTGTTTTGCGTTTCTGCGTATCAGCTCTCTAAGTTATTGTTTCTTTTATCTTATAACTAATACGCATTGCGTATCAGCTTTGTGTTTCTGCGTATCAGTTTTTCGTTTAACTTTATGTACTTAGGTTTGAGAGCCAAATCTAACATAACAAAAATTATTTTGCAAATATAAAAATACTTTTCTCTTTTCTGTACTTTGTTTCTCTTTCTTCGATGGTTACCTGGCCGCGTGATTCGAGTATTTTTGCAGCCTGGAGTACTAATGCTTTCTTTGCCCTGTATTTATTTACGATCTTTCCTACTGTGATACCGTCATCACCAATAGAACAACGTATTTTAGCTGCCATACTTTCAACAGGGTCTGTTTTCTCTTTCGCGTTAGAATAAGCTAGTTGAGTTTTATATTCTATATCCCTACGTACATATTCATTCGCCCATTCGACAGATTCTATGCCCCTTTCTGAACCACCAAATGACAATATAAAAGATATCTTCTCTACCATTTCATAACCACGTCGCACAACAGCTTCAAATCCTGTGGTTTCCGTGTGTTTCTCCGCTTCCTGCCAAAACCATTCAGATATTTCTTCAAGTAACAAAGATGCTTCTGGTGTTGTCTTGATAGTAGTGTACTGACCACTAGATTCAATACGCTTTGATGTATCTCCGGTCGAGCATAAGTGCAACAATTTGTACTTTAATGATTCAGGCATTGCCGGACATTCGTATCGCTTCTTTGCTTTCGGATTATTATCAGGTTCATTGATGATTAATGATCTACCAATAAATCCCGATGTGATCTGCTCAAAGCTCACAGACTCATTAAATGTTGCTGGCGTAGAGAATCCCATCACCGAAAGAAAAGGATTCAACAGGCCGCGATCTAAGCCGGTTATTTGCCGCTCTAATGATTCAATGTCCTGTTCACAATTAACGCCCTGATCTGCTTTCTTGTTTAACCCTGCCAATTCTTTATATAACCGTTCTTTTGCTTCTTCTTTAACGTCACCGGATAACAGCATAGTTCCGCTTGCTTTAGAATATGCGCTCATGAGCATACCGATCACGCCTTGCAAGTATGCAGCTCCACCGGATTTGTGACTGCCAGCCAATTGGCGCAAGAAAATCCCTAATTCATCGATGTTGTAATAACTTGGCTGATGTCTTAGTAAATTGCGCACTATTTCCTGTTCTGATTTTATTTTTCCGTGTATAGCACCGGATAGCGCCGCTTCGATGTGGATATCGTTAAAAGCTTGCAATATGGATTCTTTGCCTGTACCTGATCCAGCAATACCAAAAGCAAAAATGTTGCTAGTAACCCTGCTATTGTCAAGTTTGGTAGTAAGACCGCCAATATTGCCGACTGCAGTAATAGCGGCAATCACGG